CCATATGTTGCAAATACCAGAATCTATTCTTGTTTGTTAATACGTAACGATTGTAAACACAGATGGCGTGGTAGATACAACGAAGATACAGATATTTGTTTAAGAGTTATGAAAGATGGCGATGTTTGTTTGCAGTTCAATGCATTCATGCAAGGTAAGATGGCAACTCAAACAGTTAGTGGTGGTAATACTGCAGAATTCTATCATGCAGAAAATACAGATGCAATGAAAGAAGGTTACAATACTGATGGTACTATTAATAAGTCTCAGATGTTGGCAGACATGCACCCAGACGTTGCCACGGTCGTCTGGCGATACGGAAGATGGCATCACCATGTAAACTATAATCCATTTAAGAAAAACAAACTTAAATTCAAAGACAACATACATCTATCTAAAGGTGTGAATAATTACAATATGATTCTCGATAGAAACTTTCAAGACCCGAGATTCAGTAAGTGAAAATAGTTTTACCTTATTCTGCACATAAAGGTTTCGATGTCAATTCGACCAAGATGGTTGGTGGCATAGAAAAATTTATTAAAGAAGTTGCAGATAATTTTGATGTCATACCTGTACGTGTGACAGAAGAAGACAAAAAAGCAAACAAGATAAGACAGATAGTTGAATCAGCGATTGGTCGACACGAACCAGACATGCTTATGTTAAATCAATTGGGTATGGGTAATTATCTTTCGAAACTAGGCATACCAATCGTTGCAATCTGGCATGAACCACTCATTAGAACTATTGCACTTGAAAACAAATGCAACTATTTAAAACAGTTACAATCATTGAATGCTCATGTTTATATGGTAAGTGAGTATCAAGAAGAATGGTTTAGAGAGCAATCAATTAGAACTACTGGTTCAGACTTTGATGAAATACATGGTCACATTCACCCATCTTATCTAAAAGGTAATGAAGTAGTTTATGCTAAAAAACCTTATGACGTTGGCACGATTGGTTCTGCATATGAAAGCAAGAATCCATTCTATGTTCACAAACAATCAGACAATGAATTAACTAGTTTAGTTTTAACAAATGATATTGCATATAAAAATAATGCAGAGTATTTAGATAAGAACAGACATTGGCAAGAACCACAAACAACTTTATTTGATTTAGAACATAATGTTGTTCTCGAAACAATAGCAAAGTGTAAAGTATTTTGTTCAACATGTCCAGAAGAATCGTATGGTATTACTGCTCAAGAGGCATTGGGTCATGGTCTTCCTGCAATATTAATTACAGATAAATCTAATAAACATGCAAGTGAATCAATAGCAGTACATAAAAGTCATTATCGAAAACTACCTAGAAATTGTAGTAAGTCAGACTTCATTGAAACAGTAAAAGAGTTAAGTAAATTACCACATACAACTAGACTAGACATTTCAGAAAAAACTAAAGAAAAACATAGTCTACAAAATTGGAAGAAACAACTAGAAAATATCTTCGATAAACGTCTCGCAGACAAGAACGTAAGAAATTCACTGGTTGACTTTTTCGTTTAAATATGTTATAATAGCATTTTAGACGAGAGGTATATAAATATGAATAGAGAACTATTTGTGAAAAAAAGAAAAGTATATAAGAAAAACCCGAAACCATTTGAATGGGAACATGGTAGTTATAATGCTGGTGAAATAATAAATGGTAGTTGGGTATACTACGACTACTATGGCAAAGACGTTGACAATCCAGAAAATAATAGATACGAAGGAAATCCCCATACTTTTAAATGGGCATATACAGACGATAAGTATAATAATTATACAAGTCTTATCATAACTTGGAAACACATAAAGATAATCGAGAACAATGCACCTGTCACACCCTATGGTTTGAAAAGGTGGATATGTGACGTAATCTTAAAAGAACAAAATGACGAAACCAGAGAACGAAACAATAAAAAAGCAAGAGAAAGAAGAAACCGAAAGTAATAATTTTCTAACAAAGAAAAAGTTTACTGAAATGATTCTTGAATCCGTCAAAAGCGATGGACATGGTTACATTGATGCTATTGTCCATATATGCGAAAAGAATAATATTGAGATAGAAGATGTAAAGAAATATATATCGCCTGCTATAAAAGACCAAGTTGAAGCAGAAGGTATGAATTTACATATGCTACCTAAAGGGAATACATTGTTTTAAATGATGTTAAATAATGCTTGACTTTATTTGTGTAAACAAGTATAATGAGAGCAATTTTATATTATGTGTAAGTGGACAAAAATAATACAACGAATACAAAGGAGAAATACATGTCATTCGCAAACTTAAAGACCAATAGAACAGATGTCTCAAAACTCGTTTCTGCGGTGCAAGAAGCATCGGGTGCCACAACTCAGAAGAAATCGTATGAAGACGAAAGATTCTGGAAACCAACTGTCGATGAATCAGGTAATGGGTATGCCGTTATTAGATTCTTACCAGCAGGTGAAGGTCAAGAATTACCATGGGTAAGATACTTTGACCACTTCTTCAAGGGACCTACAGGTCAATGGTACGTAGAGAAGTCTCTAACATCTATTGGTCAAAAAGACCCATTGGGTGAATTGAATTCTAGATTATGGAATTCTGGTATAGATGCAGATAAAGAAACTGCAAGAAATCAAAAACGTAGACTACATCATGTAGTAAACATTCTTGTTATCTCAGACCCTGCAAACCGTGCCAATGAAGGTAAAGTCTTTTTATATGACTTTGGTAAAAAAATCATGGACAAGATTATGGACGTGATGCAACCTCAATTCCCTGGTGAAGAACCTGTCAATCCGTTTGACTTTTGGAATGGTGCAGACTTTGAATTAAAGATTACTAATGTTGCTGGTTACAGAAACTACGATAAATCTTCATTCAAACCTTCAACATCATTGTACGATGCAGACGAAACAAAACTAGAAGCAACTTATAACTCTATGTTTGACGTTGCAGAGTTCGTTGACCCTACCAACTATAAAACATATGATGAACTAAAACAGAGATTATCTGTAGTTCTGGGTGAAGCAGTTGGTGAAGGTATGACTCAAAAGAGTGAGGACTTAACTAAGACCGCAGAAGCAGTTGAACCATCTTCGATGGAAACACCTGTCGTATCTGCAAGTGCGCCAGCACCAGAAGTTAATGCTACTGAATCAGATGATGAAACTTTGAGTTATTTTGCTAAACTGGCAAATGACGAATCTTAAAAACTTGTTAGTCTGAAAACAAGTTTTAGGGCGATACTTATTACCTCTCAGTATCGCCCTTTTTTTATCCCCTACTTTTTTTTCTAGGATTTACTGCTGGTTCTGGTGGACCACTCATTGCTAGTGTGTCACCACTTGTAGATGTATTGGTATTTGTTGATGCATCGATTACTGTTGTGCCACCACCTCTAGATTCTTTCCTACTTGCCGCGGCCTCAATAGATTTTTGTCTTTCTTCTGGTGCTACTTTATTTAAATCAGTTTCGTCTAAGTCTTCTGCACTACCTGTACCACTTGGACTTTCTATTTTTCTAACGTTTCTTCTTCCACCTGCCATGACTTCTTTATATTTTCTAGTAAATGCTTCACCCGGTGATTCGCCACCTGGTAATATTGCACCTAAGGCCGCTAAACCACCCGCCATAACTGCCAGAAAAAATTTACCTACACCTTTAAGAATATTTCCAATACCACCTAGACCTTTTTTAAGTGTATCTCCATCAAGTGTAAATATACCTACTATAATATCTTTTATATTTGTTACAAAACCTGTGATACCATCAAATATTTTACTAAACAAACCAGCAAAAGAAAAACTATCTAGTAGTTCTGCAAAATTTTCAAACCCAAGTTTACCTGCTATGAAAGATACACCTTTTTTCAATAAATCTAATGGCATACTAATTAATGCATTAAAGGCACCTTTTACAAATCCACCTAATCCTGCAATTAATTTATCTAGAAAACTACCTTCTGTGTTTGTAAAATCTGTAAATGCCTGTTTGACACCACTAAAAAGACCAATAACTACTTGTAATGGTACTAATAATTTACTACCAA